CCGTACTGTGCAAGCGATGCAATGCCACCACCTGCCATGGCCATCGGAGCCTGGGGTTGCTGCACGGGCATTTGATCAAGGGCCATGTTCAAAGCAGCAAAAAATGCCGGGTCGAACTGCGCAGGCAAAAGATCTTCAGTCACGCCACGGCGCATGTACTCGCGACGCAGCATTTGATAGTCGCTAGGGCTTGCTAAGATGGCATCGACCATCTCATTCAAAAGCTTCAGGGTATCCAGCGGGATCTCAAGCGCCATGAGTTCTTCTTTGAACGCTTGGACCGTTTGAGGATCGGCCTGCATAGCTGTGTTCAAGAGCTCGTCGCCAAACTCTTTGGGCGGTATGGTCTGGCGCATCTGATCGTAGATCGCCATTTGCTCGGGTGTGATCGAGGCCCGTGGTCCTTGGTCCTCGGGCAATGACATAATGCCCTGCATCGCTTCATCCATGATGATTTAACCTTTCCAAATGAGCCAAGGCCCTACAAGGGGCCGCGCGCCGGGAAAGGACGCGATATTGGCCGACATTATGAAGGAAGAAGCATGTGTTTGTCATGCCCCTTCAAGTTTTGAAGATACAAATGTTGCGGTCACAATGGCAGAAGGGATGGCAGGCCTATCCGGGCTCGAGGTACTGGGGAGCGTTTCAAGACCAACGGCAACATTGTCTGTACGCCACATTATCTCAACATAGTCATCCGTCACAAGATCTGCAAAGAAATTAAGCGTTGCAATGAGATGGCCGTCGACGGATCCGTGTTTGTTCGGTACGGAAAAGCGAGAGTTTGAGTCGGCTAAATTCGTGCCATTTTTCCTAAACCATATGTCAATGTCGTGGATTTGTGAATCTGTATTTACATACTGCAAGCTAAATTGAATGTTGTAAATCCCGGAGTAAGCAGCCGTTATACGAGAACCACTAACAACGGTGACGCCATTGCTAAAGGACGTGCTATTTAATGAGACGGGATAAGCCACTGTTGTGCTTGCGGCAGTTTGATCCGTCGTGTCGTAAAAAGCAGCGGAGGGGAAATTCAAGAACTGACCGCCCTGCGGACCCAGTATGTTTTGAAGAGTCCCGCTAATCCGGTTAAAGTACAAACGAAAGACGTTGTTTAACCCGTCCTGATAACGCGTATCAAACTGATTGGGGGAGAGCGGTAGATTTGGCGGTGAAGGAAAATTAATCTGGCTCATGCGCCACTTCCTGTTGCTCGACCGTCCTGGCGGATGTCGAGGCGAGGCGCTCCAAGCTGCCACGTTGTTCCAACTTTGTTAGAACGAATTTTGATATAAGCCTGCCTGCCCCTGAAGCGGGTATAGATTTGCGAGGTGTATTGATCAACAGGGTAATTAGGCGCGGCTACCGTGCCGCTAGCTGGGGTGCCGTCAGCCGAGCCGGAGCTTGCTTTGGGGTAAATCGTGAAGACGACCTCGGGATCGCTGTCGTCTGTAGATCCGGTGAAAGTCAGGTCAGGAACGGTCCGATAGACGTACATGAACCGATCGCCATCATCAATGTCAAACTCTGCTGATTCAATGTAGGCTTCAATAGCTGCTGGAGTACCCGAAGCGTTGTCGTCCACTCCATACTCTTGATTCAGAATGCGACTGTTATAGTCGGCAGACTGTGGGTAATCGCGAAGCCCTGAATCAGACCAAGCGGTGCGAGCCATGGTGCCGTAGTACCAAATGTTTTCCTGGTAGTTGAAGATGACATAGCGATCAACTGTCGTACTGTTGGCCGAGCAATAAAACCACCAAACCTCGTTAAAGCCCTCATTAGTGCCTGCGAACGTTTGCAATCCTTGGGAAAGGTTGATATCGCTAAAAACATAACGCTTAAGTGCGCAGTCAAGGGTTTGAACCCTACCGCTATAGAGATAGAACTTGTCAACACCCATCCAAAACACAATGCCCGAGGCGAAAATCAACGTGTTAGGACCGACGATAGAGATGTTGTCGCCAAGTAGTTGAGCACCCCAAACGAGCGGCGCGCCAACGTACTGTAACGAGTAAGCCGCTGAGTCAGTGACGGTAAAGATCTCTTGTCGAGTTTGCACCGCAGAAACAATCTCTGAGCCGTGAGACAGGCGCAAATCGCCAGCCTGATTGGTGATAGCGGGTTGCCATTCGGTAAGGCTTTCTTGATCCGCCCAACGAATAAGCATGGGATCAAACGCACCGCTGATACTGTCTGCTGGGTTGTTCGCCCCAAAGCACAACAAGAAACGCGAAATGTCTGAAACGTAAATAAACGTCACCTGTGAGGGTGCTTGGTTAGATCCGGGTATGTCTGTGATGTCAATGGCCCGCTCACCAAGGCCCAGGGTGGCATCCCAGTAATAAACGCCACCGCCTCTTAGTGCAAAGAGAAGATCTTCGCCCCAGTTATATGCACTCCACAAACGTGCAGGTGTGGTGTTGCCCCCGCCAAAGCTCCAGTTGCCTGCTCCCCAGCCGCCATTCCCCCAGCCATAAGCAAGCGTTGTGGTTTCCGCACCAACCGCAAGCTCATAATAGGCTGTAACAGTGTCACCAAAGGGTGAATTGCTTGCATCAACGGAGTTAGCTGCTGTTCCTATTTCAATGCTATAGGAGTCAGCATTAATAACAGTAAGCTCAAAACTTTCACTGTTAAGTTCGGTTGCACTGACGTTGCCGCCACCGTAACCAATAGTAACGCCGCTAAAGTTAACATAATCGCCACTTGTTGCTCCATGTGCAGAGTCAGCAACAACAAGCGTTGTTGACCCTGATGTTGCGTAAAAGGGGTCGTTAAGCGATACCGTGTCAGCTATCGGAGTGACATCACTAAAAACGCCTGAGTATTCGATGTAGTACTTTTTATTGGTGCCTACACCGAGATAGTTGTTGCCGTTTAACGCGATCCAATTCCAGAGGCTTCGGCAGACACCCAAAAACTGGTTAGACGAATACCGAATCCAGCCACCAATTTTCTCTGGCGTTCCCTGGCGAAAACGCACCTTCTCAGAGACATACCAACCACCTTCGTTGGTATACCGCGTGTTTTCCCGATTCACACCGGGCTTCAGTTGGATTTTGCGTACAGGCATTACTTGATTGGACCCCCGACCAGCCATGCGTCACAGGTTCGTGCCCCAGCGCATTTAAAGTGGAATAGCTCACAATAACCTAAGTTAGCCCGTTTAACGACGTCTTTTTCAAGCTCCATGCCTGTCTCTTGAGCGTCTTCGGCATGAATGCCGTTTTCGATACAAGCCAGCATGGCAGGGGTCTTGATAAAAGCTGCACAATTACCGCAACGTGCTGTCTGCGCTTCTTCAACAGAGATGGCCCACATCTTGGCCTTTTTGTCCCAAAAGTCCTTGGATGGCTCTTCAGGATTCAAGGGTCCGTAGCCGTATTCCTTGATAGCGTTGTTGCGGTTTTTCAGGTTGACATGAATGTCAACAGTGGCAATAGGGCAAGCACTCATGCCACCTTTGGCATAAGACTGCTTGATGGCTTGGCCAATGGCTTTTTTCTCAATAGGCATCAATCACCCCGTAGGTACAAGGCGCGTTCGGCTTTGCGGCGGCGAACCAGCCCTGGCAATACCTTGCCACCGCCCATGGTCCACATCATAAACGCTTCTGCTGCGCCTTCATAGTCGGCGCGGTTGTTCTTGATTCTTATCGTAGAACTCTGATAACGCCCAGGTCCAGCGTTGAACGCAAAACTGACCACAGCGTCGAAGCTTGACTGACGGCCAGCAAGATTAGGAGACATTCTAAGAACACTGCGTTCAAAACGGACGAGATCATCCTCAAAAAGGCGATCAATCTCCTCCTGCGTCCAAGTGCGATTATCTTGGGCTGCGAGTGGGTAGTCCTTGCGAAGGATGCCGGTATAACCATCTTTCCTCAACGCTGGTAATTTGATCTGATCTTGATACAGGACATGACCGTAACCAATTGTCCAAATGTGGGCTGGGCATAAGTAAGGCTTGAGACTCTTGCCCTCAAACCTGTGCATCAACTCAATGCCAGCCTGACCCGTTTTCACTTCTTCTGCCAGCTTCTGGAACCAAACCAAAACCCAATAATGCCGCCAAGCATTGCCATCTCATCATCAGAAAAAATGATCGCACTTACCCTGACCAAGTCATCCATGTTCTGCACAAGGTGTGGATGCTGCCAGACGTAATAGGCAAGCACTGCGTTGATGGCAATCAGTTCTAGGATTAGCAAGTAAGTGACGTTGGGACGGACCGTGCCAATGTAGTTCACCACCCACTTGCTGGATTTCTCAATGATCTGCTTGTCATGATCCAGCGCAGCAACTGTCATTTGAGCGTCAGTCTGCATGGCGATCTGATCGGTGCGGATCTCTTCCACACGCTGCTGAGCAATAAAGCCTTCCTTGGCAAGCGCAAGTTCACGTTCTGATTGCATCCTCGCAAGCTCAAGCTCATGGGCTTGGTCGGCTTTGTTTTGAAAGTAATCAAGCAGTTTTGGCAGGCCCGAAATCAGCAGCCCACCAAGTGTTGAGAGGAGTGAAAGCATAATTACCCTTTGGCCGTTACGATGTCTTGGCCCTTTTTGACCGTTACTTTGCTGCCTTCAACGTCAACCTGCATGGGCTGCTCGGCACGGTCCAGTTTGTCAAGACGGTGGATAAGGTCTTTAATCACTTCAAACTCAGGCTTCTCTTGCTTGGCTGCGGTTCCAGCAATGCCGTTGAGCATCTGAATAAGTGCAGTAAGTGAAGCGCCAAGCAAGCCCATCACGGCAGCAATCTTTTCACCTTCGAGGAATAACGATGCACCAACACCCACGAGTACGATCAGGAAGATATACAGTAAGCCGTCTTCACCAATGGCCTTGCCAGCAACTTCCTTGGCAGAGTCCTGAGCCTTTAGCTCCTCAAGCCTAATCTTGGCTTGAGCCTTGATAACTGCTAACTCGTGGGTTTTATCGTCCATAATCTTTCCTTGTTAAACATTTATGGAGCTTTGACTGGAACCCAACTATTCGCTTCTTCATCCCAGTAATACGCCTTGCCATCATTTGGGCGTGGAATAGGCGCAACCCAGACGCATGTATCTTGATCTAAGCTCCAGGATGGGTAGGGTTTAGGGGGAATAAACGCATCTTTAATTGGGTCATAAACGTACCCAATACCCGCGTAGTTCTTCCTAAAAGGCTGTCCATTCGCTGCATGAGCATTTGCCTTGGTGTTATAGCTTGTGCGTTTACAAGTCTGGCCTTTTATCTGTCCGTAATACTGCTCCCAGTCTATGCCATCTTCACCTTCGTCTTTCCCAACGATGACCTGTGTTACTACACCGTTACTATCTAAAAATGCGTAGTGGGCCATATCAATCACTCTACCAAGTAATGCTGTCGGTGCCAGCAGTGAACGTGTATACCCGATAACCTGAACGTGAGGTACTCAATGAATAGGTCAGCCCCGCCCCTATCGATGTCAACGGACCATAGCTAGTTGGAATAGCAATAATTACCACGCCACTTCCACCAACGCCGCCATTATTATTGTTACCTCCACCGCCACCCCCACTTCCTGTATTAGCTGTTCCGTTGGTAGCGCCGTAGATATCTAGATAAGCACCGTTTCCGCCGCCCCCGGACCCTCCTGTTCCACCACCCCCTGGGGTTGCATTTGATCCACCACCACCCCCACCTGCACGCGTCACAGGTGTTCCTGTAATAGAGGTGGCGTATCCAGGTCCCCCATTTGTGCCAATATATGGGGGGCTAAAACCAGCAGTACCGGCGCCACCCGCACCGCCCGCACCGCCGCCACCAGTAGCTGTAAAACTAAAAGAAGGGGCCGCACTTGTTCCGCCCGCATAGCCTTCTGCGGGAGAATACCCGCCTAAGTTTCCAGCACCTGCATAGGAGTAAATACCATAAGGGGGCTGCGAGTCCGAAGCTCCTCCCCCACTACCGCCAGCGTTTCCGTTTGCGCCTTGACTATTTGAACCACCCCCTCCACCTGTAGCTGAGTATGGTCCAAAATTACTATTAGAGCCGTCTGTGGTGCCACCAGCACCAACAGTGATGTTGTAACTCGTGCCACGACTTATCGTGAATGCTGAGTTGTATCGGTGACCCCCAGCACCGCCACCACCCGTATAGTTTGGAGTCCCACCGCCACCAGCAACAACCAATAACTCAATATTCACCGTAGGATCTGTAGGAACCGTTTTTATAATAACAATGCCAGATCCACCTTGGCCCCCTCCACCGCTAGCACTGCCGCCGCCACCACCACCCGTATTGGCAGTCCCTGCGTCGCCGGTTGAACTTCTTCCGTTGCCGCCTCCACCTGAGCCGCCAGAAACAGATGGCTGATATCCACCGCCGCCACCTCCGCCAGCGTAATAGGTTGATACGCCAGTTATAGCTGACTGAGATCCTAAACCGCCTGCTCCCCCACTATTTATCCCTGGGGAGTCATATCCAGTTTGACCAGCTCCGCCACCTCCGCCAGCACTGGCGGTGAAATAAGGGGCTGCGCCTCCATTATTTCCTTGAGATGGAGACACGCTTGGGACATTTCCCGATCCACCACCAAACCCATTTGAACCACCACCACCGGAACCGCCTGATCCACCGGTGCCCCCGTTCCCAGCGCCGCCACCTCCGCCAGCAGATGTAATGGTTGTAAAGGGTGATGGGCCAGCCAATGAAGAATTATTACCAGTTCCACCACCCCCACTACCACCGGACCCAACAGTGATTGTGTAGGATGCTCCTGGAACTACAGATAGTTGTGTTGCAGTTCGATAGCCACCTGCTCCACCGCCCCCGCCCCCAAATCCATTTCCGCCTCCGCCACCACCCGCAACTATTAGATAGTCGATGAGGTAAACACCTGATGGGACAATAAACGATCCGCTTGATGTGTAGACCTGAGTGATTGCTTTTGCGCTACCCGAAAGCAGCATCTGCAAAATGCCCGTCATGTGACGCTCCCTGACAAGACACAGGCTGTACTTGAATAAAACAGAATCGTCACAATGCCATACGCAGCAAGAGAAACAGTGCCACCTCCACCTTTGTTCGTGGTCGATCCACTGATGTAGGCCGTCGTTGTATTCAGGGTCATGGTCATACCAGAACTATTGTTGTTAAAAATAGTTATGGCATCACCAGCGTTAATAGCAACAGTATCTGAGAATGTACTGTTAGGAATAACGATTGAACCCCCTGAATTTGTTTGTACATACTTACCTATATCGGTTGATGCTAGGGTGTAACTACTTGTTTTGGTGCCAGCACTTGGGATGTTCCTAAACCCAACCGTCATATTTTCCGCAGGGAACGTGATGGTGTAATTGGTGGCGCTAGCGTTAGAACTTGCAAAAGAGCTGTAGCCTGTACTTGATCCAGCAAGCCTTGGCGTTGTTAGCGTGGGGCTAGATGCAAACACCAGAGAACCGGTGCCTGTTTCGTCCGTAACCGCAGAGGCTAAATTAGCGGAAGAGGGCGTACCCAGCCATGTTGCTACACCGCTGCCAAGCGATGAAAGGCCCGTCCCGCCATTGCCAGCAGGAAGTGTCCCTGTAACGCCGGAGGTGAGACTAACGTTAGTGATGGTGTTGTTAGACCCATTGATCGTCTTGTTGGTCAGGGTTTGAGAACCCGTAAGTGTGGCAACTGTTGAGTCAATCGCAATTGTCACAGGCGAAGAACCGTTAAAGCTCACGCCACTAAGCCCTGTACCAATGGTCAAGGTGCTTGAGGTAGCGCCTGTGACCGTGATTGATCCACCAAGGCTTACAGCAG